TAAGTATATTGCCCTTGATATGGAAATGATATTTGGCCTAGTGCTGTATTTGACCCTTCAACAAATTCAAATTCATCATACCTACTTCTATGAGTTGATATATCAGTTGGAATAAAATTGACTTGTTGTTTTGAAAAAATATGTGTAAAAGAAAATAACCATTGTGGATTTGGTAATTCAGCATTCTGAGAAACGGTAACTACTAAGGTATTTCTTTGATTGGGTCTTATTACTAACATAGGAATAAAATTATGGGAGAGAGATAAGTCCCCCTCCCAATATTTTTTTATTGTGAAATTATAATTGTTCTACTGTCATACCAGTTACAACACTGTAGATACTTCCACTAAGAGAATTGATAGGTTGTTGCTCGAGTGCTTGGAAAGTCATATTCAATCCGTTTGCATCGCCGAGGGCCTTTCCAGAAACCTGAGTGCCCGCAGAAATGAAACTTCCATAGTTCTGACCCATGAACCAATACAAACCATTGTTATCAGAGAAAACAATACCTAATTTTTGATTTTGTGCTAACACTTTAAGAATGTTTCTTTTCTCTTGTGTCATTTTTGCAAAGTATGTTACAAGTTCATCTTGATAAAATACTGTGCCCGCTTCTAAACTAGCATTCACAGTTTCTGTAAATTGTGAAGAAGTTCTAATTAATTCAAATGCATAAAAAGTTCCTGACCCTGAGATTTGAGTAATCGTATCACCAGTAGATTGTGTGAATGATGCGATGTTATCGTAATCAGTAATCCATGCATTTGCAATACCGCCTGAATTGTCGCGGCATCCTAAAGGTATGCCTGCTGTTAAATTACATGCCATAAAATATATTGAATTTAATTTTTGTTTATGTTGTTAAAGAGGTGGGGGTTTCCCCCCGCCACCTCAAATATTATAATCCATTAGTTACAAAGAACTCAGGGAATGCTAAAGCAGTTCCTAATTTCCATGCTGCCATGATTCTAACTTCTTGGAAGTCCATACTCCACCATGAACGGTAGCTGTCCTCGTCCGAAGTTAAATCCGTTCCCACAATCATATATTGTTGGGGACCTGCTGCGATTAAGTTTGTGTTTAATCCAGGACAACCAACAACTTTAAAGTTTGTTTGCGGATGGAATACTTCATATACTTGACCTAATTTAGGTTCAGTGAAATGGAAGTTATTTACGTTTCTAATTGCGGTTAAATAACATTTGAATTGATTTAATCCCATATAGATTACCACATCATCTCTTTGGAAAATATTTCTATCTAATGCATCAATAATTCTATCTACTGCTGCTAAAACGTTATTTGCTTTTTCAACAGTTGAAGAACCAGTGATTGAACATAATGCTGTTTGACCAGATAATTCTACAACACCTGGAGTGTTTGCAAATAACTCAATGAAACCTGAGTAAGAAGAAGTTCCAGAAGATGCTTGCCATAATTGGTCCTCGTTAAAACGTTTGATTTGTTTGGTCTGTAAATCTACTATGCTTTGTTCAAATGGTGCTTGCTCATTATAGCTGCCCGCATTTAAAAACTGGCCAAGCCAAAGTGTATTTAATTGTTCCAAGCAAAGTGATTGATTGACTTTATATGCCTGAACAGTCACAGGTGCAACACTGAATGTAGTGTCACCAGAATTTGTGAATCCACAGTTTGTTCCAGTTTGAACTGCTAATGTTTCAGAAAGTAAGTTTACGTTCATTGTCCCTTTAATTCCTGGAACCACATTCATATACTTAATACTGATAGGAGTTAGCACCGCCTCTTGAATAATGTCTGTAGATAATTGGTCTACATAATTACTAAGACCTGCTAAATCGTATGAAAATGATAATTTTTTTAAATTGTTTTTCATGTTAATTATTATTTTGTTTTTAATTTATTTGTTTTTGAGAAATTCTTGCATTCTCTTGAAGTTATCCAATCTTGTATTTGAATTTCCTTCTTCAGTGTTTATAGTTTTTTGAGTATAAACTTTTTCACCTGCAGGTTCTTTTGAAAACTTATTAAATTTTGTTTCCAACCCTGAATATTTTTCGTTGATTGCATCAATTTTATTCTCAAGATTTTTGAGTGCTTTTGAAAAAAGTTCAGCAATTTTTTCTTCAGACATCTTTTCTTCTTCAACATTTTCACGTTGAGTAATTTTTCCGTCTGCTACTTGAACTCTAATTTTAACCTCTTTACCTTCAGAATCTTTTAATACAACTTGATGTTCGCCATTTGGTGCAGGAGATTTCTCACCATCTTTTACAACATCAATTTTTTCACCAACATCAAAAGTTGGACTCTCAACAATTGCACCATCAGCAGTTTTTGCTTCAGTAAATTCTTGAGTTGTTTTTGGATTAACATCAGATTTTGATTGATAACCTTGAATACTACCACCAACAATGGAAATAATTTTTCCACCATCTGTTTCATATTCACCATCAGCAACCGCACTTAAAGTTCCGTCGTAGTCTACCTTCTTTACACGTAAACCAACTGATGGTTCGTCACCACCAATTCTAATTATACCACCGTCCTTTAATTTGACATCACCAAATTCCAATTCAACTTCCGACATAGATTCATCTTTGGTATCTACCTCTTCTTTTTCCTCTTCGATTTCCTCATCCTTAGTCATGTCACCCATTTTGATTTTGTCAACTTTTCCATCAACAACTTCAATCTCGGCACCATCATCTAATTTATGTGTTCCATCTGGAGCAGGTATCATACCTTCTTCTGTTGCTACATAGATTGGAGCTCCTAACTCTAACTCACCTTCCATTTTAATTTGCACACCTTGTTCGGTTTTTGCTTCATAAAACTTTTCAGGAGCAAGATTTAGAATCTTCATAATTCTATTAATCGCTTCTTTACTATTCATCTTTAATTGATTTAAGTATTGTCTTTATTTGGTTTATTTGTTTATCTTCTTTTGAGAAGACTGATTTTTCTGCAAATAAACCTTCCACAGAAAAACCATTTAACGATTTTTGTTTTATCATTTTCCAAACCTTGTCATCATTTACCTTCATTGAAACATACCAGGTTCCGACCGGAAGTGAAAATCCGTATTTAACAGACTTATCATATGTTTCATCTTCTGATATCCAAGATTCACTAATGTAAACTTTATCTTTACCCAACTTAATACCATCATGTTCAATGGATGTTTCGTCAGTTCTTTTTTCTTTTAAAAACTTTTGGGCCATTTTCTTAATTGATTCCTTTGAAAAGAATACATAGTATAAGTTACCCAAATCATCATAACGATGAATCATTCTATTTGGCACCATTGCAGCACCGATTACAATCTTTTTTTCTTCATCAAATGCAAAAGTCATTTTTTGCTTTTCAATTTGATTAAGTTTTCTTTCTGCCCATGATAATCCTGCATCACCACCCCATGCATCATACATAAGTTTTCCACAACCTTCTCCGTATTTCCCTTTGTCAGCACCTTGACCTTTATGTCGTGCTAAGAAAGAATACATTCTTTTGATTGTATCTACTGATATTGGTTCACCTTTTGCAAGTTGATTTGCTCTTGTTTTGCCAACAGGAGTTCCACATGAACCCCAACCATTTTTTTCCGCATAGTTAAGTGCTCTTTGTGCTGCAGATTTAACTCCTTCAGGATAATCTGTAATTGATTCAGCAAAATCATCCTCGGTCATTTTAATTGGAACACAATTCGGAACTTCTTTACCATCAACAATCTTCATACCAATTGCCTCATATCCTTCCCAACATGCTTCTTCTAAACCAAACTCACTTGAGAATTGTGAACCATCTCTTGGTGATGCATCCTCTCTAACTCTAATTGCTGGTGCTTTTCTTGGATTTGCAACATTTCTTGGTGCATATAATCCTGTTTCACCTACGGCTTTTGTTCCTTTGTTTCTTGTATCAGCACCAATAACAACATCTTCTGTAATCAAACCTTTTGTTCTACCTGCATCATTTGCAATTCTTCCAGATTTCTTATATACAAGTCTAACCCAAGCATGACGACAGTTAAATGAACCACGATATAAAAATATATTATAATTACCAAATTCAGGATTTGATAATTGTTCAATATCTTCAATTGTATATACTCTATCGGCCGCTAACATCTGAGCACAGAATACTCTGTTTCTATCATCTCTTGGACCAATATATTTATATCTAACTCTTATTTCATCTGTATCCAATTGTGACTCCGCATTTGGATTT